GGTTCGGGATTACTCGCCCCTAGACCTGATTAGTTGTTCAGATTGTCCCATTATGCTTTTTGTCATGTCACTGGAAAGTTTTCGAAATGGCTTAGGCTTTGGCCCTTGCATCATTTCTTCTTGTAACCCTTGAATCCTCGCCCCTTTTTGCAACCGCTGCATCATCTGATTCTCTTGTGGCGTGGTCAATGGCTGACCTAATAATATGCTCAATTGCAATTGCTTAGTGTATGGTAATTCCTGCTCTTGATTTAATTGATTCATCACTTCATCTGTGATCTTTTTATAAATATCAGGATATACGGTTTTCACTGCATCGACGGATTCATTCGTAAGCACTCCGTCGTTTAGATCCACTAAGATAGAATAAGGATCATTCACCGCCCGAATGTAGCGATTAAATGTTGACAACTCCTTGTCACTCGGTCGCCACTTCACTTTTCCTTTAAATAAATTCATAGAAAAAGGATTCTTTGGTGCTTTGGATTGCAAATACTGAGTGCCAGCCATTGCAGTATTGGCCAGTGCCGCTTGCAACTCTCCGTCAACCTCACCAATCCCTCTAGTGTTATCGTCAATAGCTTGCATGAACTTATCTGGATTCGTAGCAAGACTTTCAACGTAATCAAGATCATGCGCATAGTCATGCATCATGCTAGTGGCCGTAATTGTAGCCGTGGGGACAATGGGCTTTTTTGCTCCGGCTAAAAACTTCGCAACCCACTTTCTGGTCTCTTGAGCTTGGTGGTCTGCCGTATCAAGGGCAATCTTTCCACTCTTGTAAACACCATAAGCCGCGGCATCTTTTAGAGCCATCGCTGGTTTTAATATGTCACTAAACCACATCCCCTCAGGTGTACCACTCGGACCAATCTTTCTCGGCATCGACCGAGATAGTTTTTCTAAATTATAGATGTTTTTTGTCCGCTCTTTACCAAGGACTAAATTGATAACCTCGGGCTTATATTTTCGTATTTCCTTAGAGAGTTTTAAAATATCAGTAATCGGTGCGCCAGTTTGGTCAAAGCCCGCTGATTTTGCTTTAAGCTTAGCAACCTCAATTTTACGAAAATCTTCGAAAATATCAGGGAAAGTCTTCTTCATGAAAATGATGGTGCGAGGGTCTTTTGTGTCAAATAAATTCCTGGCTAGCTTTTCATTGGATATATTCTCTAAACGATCAATAAATTGATCGAATGATTTAACCTTGCCGAGCCCTGCCTCTTCGCCAACATCTTCAAGAAATCTTTTAAATTCACTCCACTTACCCTTGGCGGCAGCTATCTCACCAGTTAATTCGTCAGCAATTGCTTTGCCCTCAGCCTTGGTCGCAGCAGAACTTATCGAAGCTCTTTTTACTTGTCGCTCCATGAAAGAATCAACTTTGCGCTTTACTTGCCCCAAAAGCCTTGCCTCGTTAGCAAATCCAGTCTGTTTTAAATTTTGCACACGGCCAGAAATATCTGAACTGATCGCTTTTAGCTTAGCAATCGGCAGGGACTCTTGTTCAAGTAAATTTTCAATCGTGTCATTGATCGCTTTACGCGAAGGGGAATTACTTAACGTGTTTTTTTGAGAATAAGCCGTAAGAGATTTAATAAAGCTTTGCTTTGCATTTTCAGGCAGCGCAATTGTGTCAAGAGACGATTGCAAACGAGAGTAAATGTAATTGGCTGGATCGTAAAGCTGGTGCGCCCGAGCTATAAATTCGTCCTTCACCCTTTCGCCAACACTCTCCACACTTTCCGTTGCCGCATCATCCACTAACTTTGCAGCTTGCTTTTGAATGGCTTTGAATGTCGGAGCGATTTCTTTCCTGACTTTTTCCCCTGCTGCCGTGGGCTTTTGCGCTAAAGATGACTCAAGACCTCTTATAATATAACTATCAGTCATCATGCCCTCAGTTAAGGGGACGTTGAGCTCTTGGGATAATCGTTTTAATTCTGGCAGTCGCTCTTGGGAAAAAACCTCTCCTAACTCTTCAACGTAAGTCTGATTTGCCCCTACCCATTTTGAAATGGCATCGTCACCTTTTAATACTTTCTTGACTTGATTTGTTCCAAACTTAGCCACAGTGCCAATGCCATACATCGCGGCACCAAGTGGAGCACCCAAAATGGCTCCAAGACCCACATTTGCCACTAAACTCTCAGCCACACTATCTGGTGTCCCTAACGCTTGATCGCTAATTGTCTGACCAACACCGTAAATGCCAGCCTCTAAAGCCTCTCTCGCCGCGGCCCTACCAAGACCACTTGTAATCCCCTTGGTTGCAGCCGTTGCCCCTCTTGCCACTAAAGCACCTGGACCTAAAAAAGCTCCTCCAATACCGCCAGCAACTTCTCCTGCAATCGAAGCCGCTGGTAAATACTTTTCAAGCTTTCTCGCCTCTTCGTTTAATCCGACCCCCCTTAACAAAACATCACTTAAGCCAAAAGTGACCCCCCTGGCCGCACCTGCACCAAAAGCTAGTGCTGCCTTTACTCCACTCTGGTACTCCTCAGCCTCTTTGCGCTCTAAGACCTTGTCTTGCGTAATTGCCTGACCACCAAAGTCTGCCAGTGGGTCAGTTGCAAATACTTGCTCAGAGCTAGGCTCAGTTGCAATAACGTCGGCTAAAGGGTCAACCTCGTTTATGTCCACTTATGACCCCCTTAGGGAAAAAGCCTTGGCAGGCTCTCTAGGAGTTAAAATCTTAACTGTCCTTGCTTGTGGTTTCATTTCAACCGGCGTGGGCTCATGCCTTCTGATCGTAGGCTCAACTTCAGTCTCACCAGTGACAAACTCAAATGGCACGCCTCGCTCACTTGCTGCCGCTTGCATCTTTGCCGCTTGGTCCGCTGTGACATCCTTATACAACCACCCGTTTTGCCCTTGATACCTAACCGTAACGCGGTTTAATTCAGTAGCGGTGGGCTTATGGTTAAGACCTAAAATCTTGGCTTGCTCACTTTTTCTATATTGCAACGAGTCCACTAAACTCTTAAGCCTGGTTTGTGTATTGGCTTGCAAAGATAAGATTTGCTGCGGGGAGCCGATTACATCTTCAAGCATGAATTCTCGCTCGTCTTTCGTAATCACACCAGGCTCTAAAATATCTTCACGCATTGCCCCAACTAATCTTTGCCCGAGTGCTCTGGCCTCAGCCCTTAGTGTTGGCGTCACCGAACGAAAAGGAACCTTAGATATTTCGTAAAGCCTGGTTAAGTCTTTTAGCGTTGTGCGATAACCTGGCAAAGTTTTTCTAAATTCTTTAGCCTCACCCTCAGTCGGAGCTAGCCCGAAAAACTCAGTGTCCCTAATGTACCTGGCTTCATCTTTTTCACTTAACACTCCCCTCGGTAGCGGAGCACCTTGGCCAGTAGGAGCCTGAAGAGCTGCTTGCTTAGCGAACATCTCAATTTGCTTTGCCCTAGCTGCTTGGTAAGATGCGTTGATGTCGGCTTGCATCTTTTGAATGTTCATTTTTCGCTCTTGGGAAATTAACCCCTGCTCAGATACCCTTAGCCTTGTGTCGATCATCTTATAAGCGTTCGCAAGTTGCGTAAGATCCGCCGCCTCTTCGCTGCCCAGCCTTTTAACTAACTCTCCATATTGATTCCTGGCCACCGCCCCTCTCTCTTTAGCCCTCTGATATTGCTCCTTTTGCTTGTACAAATCCCTTTGAATAGCATCGTCTATGATCTCTTTAGCTCTATTCGGGCCACCAAGCATCCCTGCACTATAAGCACCTAGACCAATGGCTAGAGCGGCAGCCACCTTTGACCCAGTAGACTTGCTTGCCCAAAAATCTTGTGGCTCAAGCTTTGCCGCTTCACTTTCTAACTCGTTGGCTTTCTGGTTTGCCTCGCTTAACGCTCGTTCATTCGCTTTTTGCCGCTCTTTAAATTGAGTCGTGAGAGTTTCGACCTCATCTAACATGCCCTTTTGCTTGCCAACTTCAAACGCTCCGGCTTGATACCCTTCAATCGCGCTTTGCATGACTTGCTTTTCCATGCGCTTTTGCTCAGGCTTTGGTACTTCAGGCACCATCGATGGTGCACGCTCAACCATAACTGGTGTGGCACTAACCATAGGCGCTGGCGCGATGGGGACAGACATTGGTGCAACAGCCTCAGGAATACTAACAGGACCCGTTGGCATTGGGGGTATTGCTTGCGGCGTTTGCACAATGGGGGAAGGAGTGCTTGCTATCGGTGTCATGACTTGCTCGAGTGGCAAACCTTGACCACTAATGGCTGAAAGCATCTCGTCGTTTAATGCAAAAGATGGTGAGGGGGAAGAGGCAAACGTGGTTTCTAAAAATTGATTTAATTCATCCCCCCCACCAAGCATGTCTTTATCATCCATCTTAGTTTTTGCCATTTAAAAAGTTCCTTGTTTTAAAGATGAATTTATTTGTTTCGGTGTTAAAAATGAGGCACCCATGGTTGCCAACCCACCAAGTAAAGCCGCTTGCTGCTGTGATCCCACTTGCGCTTGCTGTGCTCTAGCCTGCTGACGTAACTTCTCAAGCTCCATGTTGGCCTGAAACTGCGCTTGATCGGCACTCATCCCCATCGCCATGTAATTTTGCGCCAATTGATTCGCCTGAGCCATCAACGCTTGGTCCTGAGCCCTTGTCGCCTGCAGCATCCCCGCTAAACCCTGCTCGGCAGCTTGCTGCTCGCTTGTTCTTAACATCGCCCCTTGTGCTGCTTGCTCACCCATCGTCCCTGCCGTAGCTCTAGCTAACTGCCTTCCTGCTAACCCACCACTCACCCCACGGCTTGATGCTGCTTGACTTGCTAATGCCTGCCTTGCCGTGTCCATGCCCTTCATCATCTGCATCTCTGCTAATGATGGCACCTCCCCCTTGGCTCTCTTTTGCATCTGGCTAATCAACTCTTGCTGCTGCGTCCCAGCTAACGTCTGACCAGCTAACCCTTGAGCACCAGCTCTTTCCCCTGCTAACCTTTGGCTCTCAAGCAACCTTTTGTTTTGTTCAAGGTATGGATCTTGAAAAGGCTTTTTTTCAATCAAGTTGGGGTCCATCGTGCTAGGACCTTGCCCCGATAACATCCTACCAATATCACTTATAAACCCCATGCTAGATCCCTTTCCCTAAAAGAATTTTTTGTTTTTCAACCTGAAAGCCCATCTTAAAAGCTTTCTTCACCACACTCGACTTGTCCGTTAAAGCAAAACACTTCAAATAACCCATGTCCTTTGCCATTTGCAAACAAGCCTCAATTACCAAATCCATTTCAAGCGTCTTCGTCAGTGTGTCCTTGGCGACAAGCCACTCAAGAAAGCAAATCCTAGAATTCGTCGCCAATAAAAAACAAGCGGCATTGTCAGTCACCCATCCAGACCAAGGCAGTTGCGTTTTTTCAACATCAATCCCTCTTGATTTAAAAAGACTTTGGACATGACTAAATTCCTCGGGCGTGTATTTTCTTAAATTCACGATGGCCCCACGCGCTTATCAATGTTTGTCCTAAAAAGCCCTTGTTTCATTCCTGCTTGGATGGTCATGCCAGTCAATTCAAACCCTGCCCCATCGATGTTATCATCGTTTAAATCACTAAGCGTGAACCGAATGGCTTGGCACTTCTGCCTTGAGGGTCTTATCTCGACTTGATACACAGGGTCAGACCCTCCGTAAAACTCAGCCTCCCCATAATACCCTTCGCCGTAATAACTAGAACCTAGAATATCATCTGTGTCATAAAAGAAACTCTCTTGAGCGTTAGGGTCAAAATCATACGCCACTTCGATTTTTAACCTGTGCGCACTTTTAAGCTTTCCAATAAACATGACGCGGTAAATGCGCTGTGCCCCTTGCAAAGCTGCCCCTTGAAACCATGCCGTAGTAATCTTTTTAGTTACAGGTCTTTGGTCATCTTTGAAAGAGTCTTTCGTCTCAACGCTCACCACACCATTTGCTTTTAATAACGCCCACTTGTTTTGCCAAAGCACTCCGCTAATAGCATCCTTGTTCGTAAACACCGACCATTGGCCTTGATTGTAATTGTAAACAAGGCTTACTCCATCACTGTGCGAAAATCTTACTTCGTTAAAATCATCACACAAAATTGCGGAAGTGACTTTTAATCCATTATATTTTTCCACCTCTTGGCCAATGTAAATCGGCTCAAGCGCCCGACTTAACAAGTAATATCCTTTGGCTGTTTTAAACATCACCCCTAAAGGCATCGACACGACAGACTGTGGGTCAATGGTGCCAACATCGGTCGTAATAAAGATGGGAGGCTGGTAGTCGTCTTGCACCCCTGTCGATGTGGGACCTAGACCTATCTGATAGTAAATGTCGTTGGGCTTAAATATTAAAAGCTTTTCATCGAGTTTTGCTAAAGCCTTAATGCCCCCTTTGCCAGTGTCCGCACGAAAGCTTAACTCCTCGGCAAAGTTCATGGCTTCATTTAACACGCGCTCTTGCGTGTAGCGAATTAAGGTGGTGTCCTCAAGCCCTGCCACAAAAAGACGGTTGCGGTACTCTTCGACTAATCCCGCTGATCCTGGAGAGAAATTCTCAAGCACTCCGCCTGTCGTATAAAGCACATCATTGCTAGTAATCGTCGCATCTGCCGCAGTAATGTCTGGCGCACGTTTAGTCGTTCCTAACGGATTATTATATAAAGGTGCACTTTGTGAGCTGAACCGGTAAAATACTGTCCCGTTGGCAATGGTTCTATAACCAACCAGCATCACCTCTGACCGCCCACATTTTGCAGTCTTTTTAGTTAAGTTGAGATTTATCACGTTCAAGTTGATCTTTTGCGTGTTCGTTCCACCTGAAAGCGTAACCACCAAAGGAATACTTGGCGCTGATCTGTGCACTTGCCCTTGGTTATCCGTCCACTCATAGCAATACACAATTTGGTACGTGCCGTTAGATAACGACCCCCCTGTGTTTGCGACAGAGTTAAGCGTCACTTCAGGGAACAAATGAAAGTTGTGCTCGAAAGCCGACACTCCGTCGTAATCATAGAGCATCCCCCCTGCAATGTGAGTGTTCTTGCCTAGCTCTTTAAATAATTGCGGAGTTGAAAACTCAATCTTAGTCGATTGCACACCCACTAAAGAATAAAGTCCCCCACTTTCAGTTTGTAGCAAAGTCTTAATCAAATTGGGGAACTGATAATCAACTACATTTGTTAAGCTTGAATTTCGGTTGGTGAATCCATCCCCTTCGTATTTCGCAACAACACCTGCCACTTGAAATAACTCAGTTGATTCCGTGTCACGCAAAATAAAGTAGGTTGACTGATAAGTGCTTTCAAAAGCCACCCCGAAATAAATACTCCCATCACTCCCGTAAAACGCTTTGGTGGTAAGCCCTAACCCGACAGCTCCTAATACTTGAGCTAAAATATTCCCCGAAAGATCAATTGTTACCGAATGCAATTGAGACAAATTCACGTCACCTTGGTCATGCTCAACGTACACCCTGACAGATTGTTTGTCTGGCAAATATAAGGCAGTGAGGTTGCGAATATAGTACCCTGAATAGTTGATATAAATATTTGTGGCCTCAAGACCACTACCTGAAGATAGATTTAACCCATAAATAACAGCGGTTAGCTTATTGGAAGAATTATTGTCGGCAATAAAAGCTATGATTCGATCATTTAAATCATTATCAAGCTTTGCCGTAATTGTGACCGCCTCATCCCCTGGAGTGGTTGTCGTGACAACTGAAGGGTAGCCTTCTAATGCCGTACCAATTAACCCCTCTGGAGTGATATACCCAATCTTACAATTGCCGCCGGTGGTGTTGTAAATAAACACCAGTTGCTGGCTAAACTCACAAAGATCAAAATTGTCTTCGATGTCGCTTGCCACTACTGCTGCAGAGGAGAACACCAATGGGCTTAGTGGATTCAGAGTGCGCACATACCAATTGGCTCCGTTAATGTAATACACTAAAAGATGCGACGAACTGGCAAATACTTTGGGCTTTCGTCCACCACCTGACGACATAGCCGTTGCGGCTACAATCGGAAGCCCACTTGCCTCGTCAATCACCGTGGCATATACCTCGCTCCCCTCTTCCCAAGCATAAACACTGATCCCTTTTAGCGTGTTCATGTCAGGAATAGATTGAGACTTTGTGTTACGTTGAATGCTTTTAGATTCAACACTAACACTGCTTAGCGAGCCACGATTAGCCCACTCATCCGTGCTGGGTAGATAAGAATAAAGATTATTGTCAGCAGAAAGCAACAACTCGTCTTGAAAGGTGAATAAAGCTCGGGGATTTTCTATTTCAGTGCTTTGGCCAAGAATCTTTCGAGAAAGACTTCGTGAACCAAACCTTGTGCTAAAAGACATCTTCTTGGTGAAGACAGCATTTTCAAGCTCAAGCATCCTATCAGCTTGCACCACTTGTTCATTGGTCTTAGTATCCAGACCCCTGCCAAATATAATGGGGATGTTTTGCTTTTGTAACATCCTCTTTACACCTGACACACAAATAGTTGCATGTCGACAAACTGATATCCACCCGTTACTGCCCGCGCTTGAACTTTTAACGATACGCTGGTGTATCCACTAAAAAATATTCCACTTATCGTATGAGTCGAATAAGTCCCTGTCCCTGATACAGCATATCCTTGGACCGTGTCTAATATGACGTTGCTATCAAAAGTGTTTATAATTCGCACTTCGCTTTGCCCAGTAAACCGCATAAACGAGCCAGTGGAGGTTCCAGTTACAGGCTGAATAGCCACATACAAAGGCCGACCGGCAGTAAGCCCTGTTACGGTCACCACTCCTGAAATATCATCCCAAGTTGCACTGGTGCCGTTTTTAGAAAAAACATCAAATCCATAAACCGGAGTTGAAAGCTTGGCTGGAGTGACGCCACTGTCTTTTATGCGAAGAGTGTCAGAATTGATTTCAAGCGTGCTACTATCAACATTTACCGCAAGCGGCGACCCTGCCCCACCGCTTAACCCATTGCCCGCAACACTTGCATTTAGTTTCGCCTCGGTGACTTGACTATCGCCAATCTCGCTTGTGGCAATTTGGCTTGCTTCCATCACTCCGGCGGAAGATGTTTTTAACGGTAATTTCGATGCAGGATAGCTAACTGGCAAAGTCCACTCAAGATTACCAGCTTGTGCGGCATTTTGCTTGATCTTAGCGTAATAACTCCCTGCCGTGTTCTGGTAAATATTAACAGTACCACATGCAATGTCGCCAGTGACACCAGAAGATTGCGTGAATAAATATGTCTGCGTTAAAGCAGAAAAACTTACGTTGGCAGGATTGGCCCCACCGTAATCCCCAGTGATCGTGCCCACAGCGGCCACGTTAATCGTGCCCCCTTCCGTAAGCCTTATTTGGTTTGCTGACTTATCGTTAAAATACAAGTCACCATCGTAATCATAAATCACATTTGCCGCAGTCGGCCTTGCAGTGAGACTCTCCAACGCAAGCGAGGCGATCTCGCTTAGCTGATTATTGTTCATGAATAAAGTAGAGTTAATATTGAGAGCGCTTGGCGTAATGGCTCGACCTTGTCCGCTCGTATGATCGTGACTGTCTAAAACACTTAAAGCTGCGTTTAAATATGTTGCCCACTCAGGGCCTAGCGTGCCGTTAGGACCCACAATTGGAAGAGTGAAACTCATATAAGGGCTTGTCATTTAAACTCCTACTTAAAAAAAATAGATTTTTGCAGTCACGTTTGCCGAGCTTTTTAATATCACCTGCAATTTTGACCAGGTGTTCATTGACGACGATTGCCAAATATCCGCTTGACCATTCTTGTCAACAACAATCCACCCTTGGATTTGTCGATCCAATCCGTGATCTATAACATTATCGATTCCAGTTAAAAGCGTGACGGTCTTAAAAGTGCCATTCTGGAATTGAGCCCCCGAAAGCCTTGAAATAGCTAAATCAATGTTGTCCTGGACTTGGGTGAGGTGAAACCCATTGACAACATCACTTGGATTTAAAATTAGCTTTTTAATCTTAATAGCCATAATCAAAGAACCTGTATTGGTCGTAACGTGAACCAATGATGTCTGTGGTTTTTTGTGGCTCGCCTTGGTCCCTGTCCTTAGCCATAGTGGTAATGCGCTCTTTCACTGCCGCTAACTGCACCATCAAAGCCTGAGGATCACTCTCCTCTTTAATCATGCACTTAATAGCCGCGTCCAAAATGACAAACTCCTCCCAACCATTAACACCATCTAGCTTATCAGAATCGTTAACAAGAGGGGTAATAACCGGAACATACCAAAGCACAACGGTTGAAGACTTTGGAGCTTGAGGTTTAAACACCAGTTTATTGCCCCAAACCCCATAACGCACAATCTCAGGTCTGGCGTCTAAATAATTATATAAATGCCTGTCTCTGAAGTTAAACCGACTCATGGGGACAGGCTTAGAGTTCACTAAATAATCTACCCCTAACACCTTATAAAAGTCAGTGGGGAGCGTGTACTCATTAGTACCTTGAACTATCGAAAAGGTGTGGGAAGTGATAAAGTAATCTTCTGCCACCTTCACTAACATATCGTAAAGAGCAGACACCGAGCCGTTGATAAACTCAACTAGCTCGGCATCTTTAATAAACTGTGAGTGCTGCTGATCGGCCCTGGCGCGGACCTGATCTTTTAAATAACCAAGCGTTACGTCTAGGGCCATAGCTTTACGCCTCCTCTTTAATCAAAGAAGTGTCTTCCATCTCCTCGACCATTTCCTCTTGAGCTTCAAGCCGGCTCACAACAAGCTCAACAAAAGTCTTTAGTGCACTTTTAAAAGCCATTGCATCGTTAGACTTAAAAGCCTGCATGATCTCTTCGCTACTCGTATCTAAGCCAATGTCCTCCATTGGCTCATGCTCGCGCTTTTCCTTGCCGGTCTTCATGTCACCAACAATTAAAGCTGCAATCTTTTTTTCGTCGTTAAGTAACCCTGGTAGCATCATCTATCCCCTTACTTAGCAACGCTTGAGTTGCGAAGGAATGCTTTAAAATGAACCTTTGCTGGAGCGGCAACCTCGGTCGGTGTGGCGGCTGCTAACAAACGAAAAACAATGGTCTTCGCGCCTGATACGTCGTGAGACTTAATTTGTGGCACCAAATCAACTGCCGTAGCTGCCTCAAGGGTCAGCTGACAATCCATTAAGGCTGCAAATTTGTCACTCAGTGTTAAGGTGTACTCGCCCACGCCAGTCCTCGCACAAGCGGCACCCTTAACATCACAACTTGCGACACCCTCAACACCACCAGTCAAGAAGACTGCTGCTGCCTTAGCAACTGGAGTTGAGCCAGATGCCACCGCTACATTGATAAGAGCCGCTGCAGCCGTGTCACCGTCAAGTGCTGTCTTGAGTTGGGTTTGAGTGGTTACACCATCTTCTATCTTAACAATAATTGCGTTGCCAGTTACCGTCACTACTTCTGCCCCAGCCGTAGCTCCACCTACTAATTCAACACTAATCAGGTTGCCGCCAACGCCAAAAGCGTCAGCCGTGTAAGTGACTCCTTGAGCCGTCGCAGCAGCTTTTACCGCTTTCTGCAAAACGATTTGGCCATGAAGTGAAGTGAGCATCTTTGTGAATGAAAATAAGAATTGATTAAATAAACGATTGGCCATGAATACCCCTTTCAGTGGTATGGGTTAGTCGATGAGGGACGCCCCCGTCCCTCATCCTATATTTAGTTAAACTTTAAAGTGACCGTTAAAGCCAGGAGCATTGCAATGCATGTTTGCATAGTATCCAACACGAATTTCAATACCATCAGAGGTGGCTTCACGAAGAGCTTCGAGAGTGTCCATGTTCAAAATACGAGGAGCACCTTTAAGAGAAGCTACTTCCCAAGTCATGCGAGTCAAAAAGAAAGCACTGTCAACCGGGATCATCTTGTCGCAATAAACAGTGACAACCTTGTTGTGCGCTTGGAATTTACAGCCTTGAAAGCTCACTTCAGGAGTGACTTGCAAAGTGGTATATTGAACCTTAGCACCCAAACTCATAATTAACTCAGCATACTTAGTCTCGTTTAGCCAAATTGCGTCGTACTTGTTTTGGCCTTCACGATACATAAGTTTGGCACCTTGAATCAAAGCCTCTTCGATAGAATAGCTTGAAAGGTCATCCGTGATCCCTGCCAAGCGAGTGGCGTCAATAGTGCGGTCTACACCGAAAAAAGTAGCAGAAGTCGGTCCACCGTAGGGGAGCCATGCTTGCAAACCTGCCATTTTCGCATCGTAGTCGCCTGCAACAAAGATGTAATCACTAGCCGCGGCAGCAGAAATACAAGTGCTAATTGCTGTGGCTGAACCACCAAGTGAAGAGCTAACAACAAAAGTGCCAGCCATACGGTCAACACTGATAACATACATCGTGCCAGATCGAACAGAGCCACCTCCGTCAACATTACTTAGCACCAAAGGCATGCCAACTTCAAACTTCACAATATCTTCAGGCGTTGCCAAAGTAACAGTGCTCAGAGCTACGTTTTGCGTAGAGGCAAGGGCTCCGCGAGACCCAGAACCAGTGCCGACAACATCGGCAGCCATGTCGTTTGAAATGTTTTGAAACGCACCATCGATCTCAACTTGACGGGCAGAGGCAAATGCTCCTGCATCGTTTTGAGAGGCTTCGATGGTCTCGTTATCAATGGAGATAAGTTGATAGTTGCGTACACGCTCAACTAAGAAAGCCGCGCTCTTAGTGTTGGTTTTATTGCCTTGAGCTGTGGCAAACGTGGCACTCCGTCCATTTGGGTTGCCGTAAATTAAAGGCACTTTTTTGTTTTCACCATAAAAAGTGTCGCTCTTAGGTAACCAAGCCAGTAGTGGACGGTCTGCATACACGAGATTTTCTACCCGCTTTTTCGGATAGAGTGTTTTTAGCATAGGAGCGAAGTTAGTTAAATTTAAAGCCATGTTTAAAACTCCGAATAAATAAGTTTAAAAGTTATCGTTCCAATAATCGTTTGGCTTTTTCCAAGAGCACTCTGGGGTCGTAATTGTCATCAACGTCAGTTGAAGTCGACCCGCTGGAAACACTATTGGAAAGCGTTCGTGACATGGACTGCGTAGGTTGTGGGGATTGTTTCTCTTCAAGGAGTGTTGGCTTCTCAGGATCGTTTGCAGTTAAGTCAGGCGCACCAAACAACTTGCGTAATTTTTTTGACCCTTGATACTTTTCCGATTCTTTCTCTAAATAACTTTCGACTTTTTTCGCAGCTTCTTCAATCGGCAGGACTTGCTGGGTGTTATCGTAATGCTCCTGGATGACGTTGTAAACTAAATTATGAGCGCCCCAAATATTCACAAGCTCAAAGTTATCTGATTTTTCTAAACAAACCGCCTTGATCGACTCCTTAAAGTTATTTAATTGCGCCTCCTCAAGAGCTTTTTTGTTGTTTAACTCTCGCTCTTGGGCCTCTTTTTCCATTTGAGCAATCTTTTCTTCAAGCGCCCGAATCGATGGGTCCTTCGTATGCTTTCCGCTAATCACATAATCAGTGATCTCATCGTAATTCAGCCCCATTTTTTCTAGCACCGAAAGAGGGTCATTCTTTGCCGACGCTTTTAGCTTTTTAAACTCCAAGAACTCTTGAAACTCAGGGTCCTTTCGTGACTCGTTTAACCGCTTGCGCTCCTCTTGCAACCGCTTTTCTTCCCTGGCTAACAGTGCAAACCTTGGGGAAATCATTTCCTTTGAGGTGGCTTGCTCAGTGGCCTCCGCAGAAGACCTCTCGCTTTTGCTTTCTTCTACTATATTCTTAGCCGCATCCTCAACCGTATCATTTTCATTATTTACTTCAATTGTTTCGCTGCTTGATAACATCTCTAGTGCATCCATTTATTAACCTTTCTTTACATCATTGGTACAGCTTCTGGCATCAGGACATCCCCCCCTTGACCACCCACTCCTTGCGCTAATGGGGGTTCAGATGGAGGAGCCATGGGCTCAGGGGGAAGACTAAGTTGAATTAAAGCATTAGCTTGCTCCATGTATCTACGAAGCATTTCTAGTTTTAATTCATCAGCCCCGTGCAACTTTGCATAATTGTAATACATCTGTGCGTAACTTAGCGTGTAGCTTAAATCCTGAAATGGTTCAGGAGGGATAAACTCATTTGATTCCATCATTTTTTGCACGGAATCCCTTATGACTCTTCGCCCTGCAAATGATAAGTTTGCGAATTGCTCAATATCTGGCATGTCTAAAAGCTCTTGGGCAGTTTCGGGGTCGATATACCCGGCGTTTTGCATTTCCGTTACATATTGCATCCGTGCATAAGGAGTCCTAGGAAGCTGGCTTGTCGGGAAGACTTGCAATTGGTACTTGTCTTCGTCCATCTTAACGTCTTTCCAGTTAATTCTCTCAATGAAAT